TCCGGCGCATCGACGATGGTGGCCTTCACAAACGGCACCAGGTCTTCTTCCTTGAAAAAGCCCGGCGCCACCGACTCGCGTTTTTTGTCACCCAGCAGCACTTCCACGCCACCGGTGACGGTGAACTGAACCCCGTTTGCCTTGATGTAAACGGTGCCCGCAACTTTCTGGCCCATGGCCTCTCTCCTACAAAAAAGCCCGCACGCGGCGGGCTATAAACCTTGGTTGGATCAGACCGCGTATTGCAGGCGGAACTGGTACTGCAGCGCGAAGATCCGCAGCTGATTGACCAGGTCCGGCGGATACAACACGTTGAGCCGGTTCGGGTTGGTGGCCGAGCGCTCCACGATCAAATTAGCCGCGAAGGCCTCGGCGTTCTCAACAATGCCCAGCTGCTCCAGCGCGTAGTAGCCGGCGATCATTTCCGCGCGAATCACGTTCGGCGTGACGATGGCCTGGCCAGCGCCGAAGCGCGTGCCGTCATTAGCCAACTTGTGCCGGCCGTATTTGCTGGTGACCCGCGACTTCAGGTAGCCAATCACATACGCCGACTGGTGCAGCGTCTCGCTGTCCAGGTAGGAGTCATCGGCCTGGCCGAAGGCGTTGAACTGGTAGCTGGTGATCGCTCGCTCGATGCGCTGCGCCCCGCCGCCGAAATAAGCCGTGGCAATGCCGCGACTCAACAACGACTGGCGCTCGGTCAAGGTGAAGCGCGCACCGGCCGGGGCCGGGGTGATGCCCGCCAGTTCGCCGGTTTGTGTCGGCCGCGCCGGATCCGCCGAGATGAAAACCGCGGTGCGCGCCGCATAGGCCGCCGCCACGTTCCACACCGGATCGGGACAGCCCGCCTCAAAACCGTGAATCGTCGCATGCTGATCGTTACGCGAGGCACTCAAGGCGACCAATTCACCGAGGGTGCCGCGCTGGGCGGTGTAGACATGCCCATAAAGCTGTTTGGCCCAGCTCCAGCGCCCGCTGGAATCGTCCATGAAGGCTTTCCAGGCATCCAACGATGTGGCATCGGCCCATGGCGCACAGATGAACTCGAACGGCTCGTCACCCAGGCTGGCCAAGGCCAGCGCGACGTCAGGCGTGCCCACACCACCGATCATCGGCGCCACCACCGCGGTCAGGCCGTCCGGCGTCGCTTCGCCGTTGTTCCGGCCCAGGCGATTGAGCTGCAGCGCCAGGTCGTTACCGCTCAGGCCCGACCATTTGCAGGTCAACGTAACAACACCCGCAGCGGCCAGCGCGGTCACCGCCAGTCCGGCGGCATTCACCGCCGCCGTCAAGGCCAACGCCGCCGAGGTCGGGGTGGCGCCCTTGGCCACGGTCGCGCGCACCCGGTTGCCGCCGATGTATAGGTTCAGCTCGCCACCGGCGGTAGCCGTGCCGGTGATCGTCACACTGCCCGCTGCCTTGGTGCCGGTGGCCTTGATCGGTAGGCACCAGACCTCGCCAGCCGGATCGTTGCGGCGCCAGGTGTCATACATCTGTGCGAGCATCGAGCCCGTACCGCCGATGCTCTTGGCCAGGCCCAGGCTCGACACCAGAGTCAGGCGACCAATTTCCGCGGCGGTGGCATCGTCGTTGACCTGCGCCACGATCAGCCGCGGCATGCTCGAGCCACCGCTGTTGGCCTGCGAATTGTCGACCTCGGCGTAAAACAGCGGCACGCGCAGGTCGCTGGGGATGGTGTTAAAGCTGATCGCCATTATTCAGCGCTCCCTGGTTCGGCCAAAGCCGGGGGTTTCGGGGTGGTCTTGGCCTTTTTCGGCGCGTCGGTTGTGACGTCCTGATCTTGCAGGCGGCGCAGCCAATAGGTGTCACGCGGGACATCACGGCCCTCGGCGGGCAAGTTGCCGCCGGCTTCTGGATCGGGCACCACCCGGCCCTCAGCCGGGTACACAGTCATGCGGCTCATGGAGAGTCCTCAGTGGGTTGCGGTAGTTCAACGGAGAAAGTCGCCTCGACTCGACCATCGGGGCCAGGACGCTGCAGGTTGGGGTCAGCCGGGTCAATAAAGTCCACGTTGAAATCGACACCGGTGAAACCGGGCAGACCATCGAGATCGAACTCTTGCCAGGTTTCGGCAGGCTCATCGGCGCGATTGCGACCTAGCTGGAACTCGGAAAAGAACGTGAACTGGTAAACCACTCGGGCACGACTGATATGCAGAAGCGCGCCCTTGCCATATTCAATGGGTGAGTACTCAGCGGAAGGTATCCAGCCGACCAGAGCCCGCCAGAGCTCGGCACGCAGATCGTGCAAAATGTCGCTGTCCGCCTGTCCCCGCTCGTCAGAGGTATCCAGAACAATCACCACATTGAATTGATCAGTGATGTCTTGGATCACCATGTTCTGCGCTTTGCTCGAACTCGCAGCGTCAGCAGTTGCAATGACGTAAGCAGCAGGTAAAGCCAGGTGGGCACTTTCGACGACTGCATCCCAGTCAATGCCGCCGGAAACTCGGCCGGCAAAAGACGGGCACGTCACTCGCAAGTGAGCAACGATCGGGTTCAGTTTCATAGAGGGATCCGGGAGGGGTCAGCGATCAACGCAGGGCGGCGGCAAACGCAGCAGAAAGAATCGATTGAACTTGTGATGATGAATCCTGCAAAGCATCGGCCATGTAGTTGTCGCGAGGCTTGATTCGCCATGCGCCGGCGGCACGCTCAGCAAGCGCGGCAGCCCTTGCGCCAATGGCGCGGCGGTTCGATTTGCCCTTCCCCTTACCAGGTGCGAGCTTTCCGAGTTTTCGACCCTTCTTCACCCCATAGTGAAGGTAAGCCGGGTAAAACTCTTCCATCGCCGAGGTCTTGGTCGGGGAGATACGGACAAGGAAACCCGAGCGGGAAACCTTAAAACTTACCGATTCAACCGTGGCGCCCGTTCGATTTACCGGATAGCCGTCCTGGCCTTTGCCCAGCGCAAGATTCATCTGTGCTCGCTGGGTGATCAGCAGACCAACTTTGCGCATCCCGGCGCGAATCATTCGCTTGTCGAAGGCGTCTCGTTCAAAGCTGTCGAAACCCTCAACGTGTAGATAACCGTCAATCGAAGCGGAGTTAGACATAGATGTCGCCTCCGCTCTTGAGTTGGCCTAACTCCTCAACTTCAAGGACTGTAAATCTGTGCGCCCCATTCAAGTCGGCGATGCGTTTCACTCGGTACAATGTCTCACCGTGAACGATTTCATGAGCATCGGTGATACCAGGGTGGTAGCGCAGCGTGATGCGATGAGTGAGCTTGTTGTCTGTCTGAACTCCATGGGCGTATATCGCGGTCCCGACAGGCTCTATCTTCGCCCAGCGTTTTCTAGGCTCAGAAAACACCGGTTCCAGGCCCATATCCGAAGCTGGGACATCGGATCTGAGTCGAAGGGTGATACGCCTGTTGAGCTCGCCGGTATGCGGTTCACGAAGCTGGTTTGCGCCACGAGCCATTAGATCCCCCACCCTATCCGATACGGCGTCAGCAGTGACCGCGAACCGGCAGGCATGCTGCTGAACTCGTCCCCCACCAACTCGTCTTCGCGATTACTGTAAAGGTCTCCCAAAATCAGCAAGCACGCTGCTCGAATGGAAGGATTGATCAAGATCGGTTTCAAACCGGCAGATCCGTTGAGGACAGCGGCGTCCAATGCAGCCGCATTTGTATAGAACCGGCGATTGAGAAACTGCGCCGCGCTGTCTTCGGCCGCCGCCAGAAGCAACTCCACATGCGCTCGATCATCTTCCTCCGCCCGCAAATGCTGAATTGCTTCGTCGGTCGATATGGCGTTCATATCAGGCCTTTGGATCTGTATCAGTCGCGAGGCCAGCAGCGATCAGCGAGGTCGCGTCATGCTTCGGCGAAAGATAACCGGCACCACCCCGGCGGCGGATTTCTTTGCCGTCCAGGTAGCTGCGCAGCGGGTAAATCATGATCGAGTTGTCAGTAACCGCTCCGCCCGCGGGAGACGTGTCCACAGACGTATCAGTGGCATCATCATTTTCCACAGGCGAGCTTGGAGTATTACGCGCCATATCGATATCTCCTAAACGAGCAAGGCCACCAAGCGGTGGCCTTTTTATCGGGTTTAAGCGGCAGTCAGGTCGCCGGTAACGAACGCTTCAGGTCGGTACACGGTGAACGCCAAGCGTTCTTCTGCACGGATGGTGACCATGTTGTTTTCGAAGTCCTTGTCGTTCTCGGTCGAGATGAGCACCTCGATGCCCATACGGTCGAAGATCTGCGCGGCAAGGCTGAAGGCGCCGACCAGGAACTGGTCTTGGACAATGGCCTGGGTTTCAACCACCGGCAGGTTCCATAGGCGAGGCGCGGTACCGTCCTGAGGCTTGCCGATGATGTAACGACCCTCGCCGTCCTTCAGCAGCTCGATCGCTGCCCAGTCGATAGGGTTAAGGACCACGCCGGTCGATGGGAACTCAGCCAAGGTCGCCTGCAGTAGTGCCAGGCGAATGCGGTCGATGCGCTGCTCGGCGGCCACGGTGATTCCGGCCGGTGCAGCGTACGTTTGAGCTTGAGGAATGATGCCTTTGAGGTTGTTGCCGGTACCGTTGCCATACAGCAGCTGGGCTTCTTCGGCCAGCAGCAGCCCGTAACGCGCACGTGCGTCAATGTAGCTTTGCAGTGCGGCGGCATCATCCAGAATCTGGCGGCTACCTTTGAACAGGTGAGCAATGGTGCGAACGTTGGCGTTATCCAGCGCGAAAGTCAGATCGCTGTATGGCTTGGCCAAGCCTTCGCCGACGATCGCGGCG